AGCTTGTGGTGCAAATGGAGTAGCTAATACTGGCGGTGGTGGAGGCGCCGTTGGTGGAAATACTGGCGGCTCTGGTATAGTAATAATAAGGTATAAATTTCAAAATTAATTATGACAAGTAAAATAAAAGTAGACAATATTTCAGACCAAGACGATAATAATATTATCAACGAAAGTGGTGATGTAATTACAGTTGGTGCAGCTGGTGATACAGTTGCAGTTGCAGGAAACATTGTAAAATCAAATGCGTATCAAGCATCTGATGGTGGAAACATTGCAAGTCAATCAGGTACAACAATAACTTTAGGTGCAAGTGGCGATACCGTTACTCTTGCATCAGGTGCATCTCAATCAGGTTTTGGTCGTACAGGAACAGTAGACTGGCAAACAGGAAGTATTAAAACAGCCACGTTTACAGCTGCAAATGGCGAAGGTTATTTTGCTAATACATCAGGTGGAGCGTTCACTATGAATTTACCAGCAGGAACAGCAGGTAATATTGTTTCTGTTGTTGATTACACAAATACATTTCAAACAAATGGTTTAACAATTTCACCAAATGGTTCACAAAAAATTGGTGGAGTAAATGCAGACATAACTTTAACTACAGAAGGTCAATCTGTAACTTTTGTTTATGTTGATGATACTGAAGGGTGGAAAAACGTTCAAGATTCAACATCTAATATTGTAGGTAATCCTAATTTAGTTGCATCAGGTGGAACAATAACAACTTGTGGTAATTTTAAAATTCATACATTTACAGGTCCAGGAACATTTACAGTTTGTAAAATTTCTTCTACAGCAGCAGACAATACAGTTTCTTATACAGTAGTTGCTGGAGGAGGAGCTGGTGGAAATAGTCAAAATGGTCCTGCAAGAAATGGTGGTGGAGGAGGTGGTGCTGGTGGTTATAGAGAATTTAAAAGCCCAGTAGATTCTTATACTGCTTCACCTAAAAATGGTAATCCTGGTGGAACATCAGTAACAGTTACCGCTCAAGCATATCCAATTACAGTAGGTGGTGGTGGAACTGGAGGAGCAGGTGAAGTTGGTAATAATTCAGTTTTTTCAACAGTAACTTCTGCTGGTGGCGGTGGCGGTGGAGCTAACGAAGGACAAGATGGTGATGATGGTGGATCTGGAGGTGGAGCTGGAGCTAGTGGAAATGCAGGTTCTAATAATGGTGGAGGAAATACTCCTCCCGTAAGTCCTCCTCAAGGAAATTCTGGGGGAACTTCTCATCCATCAGGTGGTGGTGGCGGTGGTGGAGCAACTGCAACAGGTAGTAATGGTCCAGGAGGAAATGGAGGTGCTGGAACAACTAGTTCAATTCCAGGAAGTTCAACGCCTTATGCTGGTGGCGGTGGTGGTGGAACCACAGGTCCAGGCGGTGGCGGTGGAAACGGTGGTGGAGGAGCTGGAAGTCCAGGGGGGTCTTGTTCAACGGGACAAAATGGTGATGCTAACAAAGGCGGCGGTGGTGGAGGAGCTGGCGGAGGAGCTGGTAATGCAGGTGGCGGAAATGGTGGTTCTGGTGTAGTAATAATAAGATATAAATATCAATAATTATGAGTGAAGTAAAAGTAAATAAAATTAGTCCAAGAACAAATTGTGGTACAGTAACTGTTGGAGATTCTGGAGATTCAGTATCGGTAACAGCAGGAGTTCCAGTAACAGTTAATGGAGATTTAAAATCAAATGCATTAAAAGCAACTGATGGCGGAAGTATAATTTCTCAATCAGGAACTACAATAACTTTGGGTGCTTCTGGTGATACAGTATCACTTGCAAGCGGAGCAAGTCAGACAGGTTTTGGAAGAAGTGGTGCTGTAAATTGGGATACTACTGCAAAGACAGCAGGATTTACAGGTGTGAGTGGTAATGGATATTTTATAAATACAACATCGGGAGCAATAACAGTTAATCTTCCAGCATCACCAAGTGCTGGAGATATTATGGCTGTAAAAGATTATACAGGAACAGCTGGAACTAATGCTATTACAGTTGGAAGAAACAGCTCTAATATAAGAGGAGCGGCATCTAATTATACACTTGCTAAAGCAAATGCTGGTGCAACTTTTATTTTCATAGATGGAACAGAAGGTTGGCAAGCTTTTAATGATGGGTCTGATGCAGATGTTACGAACACTTTTATTTCAGCATCGGGTGGTACAGAAACAAATTCTCCTTGTGGTAATTATAAAATTCATACATTTACAGGCCCTGGAACTTTTACAGTAAATAGTTTAACTTGTTCTGCTGCTAGAGACAAAGTTGATTATATAGTTGTCGCTGGCGGAGCAGGAGGTGGTTCTTCTTGTGCTGCTGGGGGTGGTGGAGCTGGTGGTTTTAGAGAATCACATTGTTCACAGATTTCAGGTAGTTATACAGCAAGTCCTTTAGCAACAAGTAGTTCATTACCAGTTGGAGTTCAAGGATATTCCGTAACGATAGGAGCTGGTGGAGCTGGTGGTAGCTGTAGTACTACTTCAAATCCAGGTAATAATGGTAGTAATTCAGGTTTTTCAACAATTACTTCAGCTGGTGGTGGTAAAGGTGGCGCAAATCCATCGAATGCTAGTTCAGGAGGCTCTGGTGGTGGAGGGGCTCACAATAGTGGAACAGGGGGAACAGGAAATACACCTCCTGTAAGTCCTGCTCAAGGTAACAATGGTGAAAACGCATCAACTCCTTCTGGAACAACCACTGATGATGGTGGTGGTGGCGGGGGTGGAGCTATCGAAGCTGGAGGTACTGATCTTGCAGCTGAAGGTGGTGATGGTGCTCCAACAGAAATAAATGGATCTGCTACATTTTTTGCTGGTGGTGGCGGAGGTGGTACAAGAAATATTCCAGGGTCACAAAGTCCAGTAAATAGAGCTGGTGGAGCTGGAGGTGGTGGTCAAGGAGGTGGAAGTCCTTCTTATCCTAGACCTACTGCTGCGGCTGCTGGAACTGCTGGAACTGCTAATACAGGTGGCGGTGGTGGAGGAGCTACAAGATCTTCTCCAAATTCTCCAAGTCCTAGTCCAGTTGGTGCTGGTGGAGCTGGAGGATCAGGTATAGTAATAATTAGATACAAATTCCAGTAGTTGAATGAATAAAATTTATAATATATAATAGGAGATAATTATGGCACATTTCGCAAAACTAGGAGCAAACGGAAAAGTTATTCAAGTATTAACACTTGATAACAAAGATATGTTAAACGCTGATGGCGTTGAAGATGAATCAGTAGGTCAACAATATTTAGAGACACACAATAATTGGCCTGCACAAATGTGGATTCAAACATCTTACAACACATCTGGTAACCAACATAAAAATGGTGGAACACCTTTTAGAGGTAACTACGCAGGTATAGGTTATACTTGGGACGAAGATGATCAAATCTTTTGGCCTAAAAAACCATATACATCTTGGGTAAAAGATACTGCAACTGCAAGTTGGAAATCACCAATTGGTGATGCTCCTGGATTAACTGCAGAACAAGAAGCACAAAACGATTCTGGCTCTAATGATTGGTATTATAAGTGGAATGAAGATAACACAACTTGGGATTTGACAGACTTATTAGCATAGATTAAAAAGGTGGTGGTATGCATAAGAAAATATTAACAGAGCAAGCTCTATATTTTGGTGATGTGGCGATGCCTAAAGATTGGGACATTGACCGAAATAAATTATCAAACGATATTTTACAATCACAAATTCAGAACAAAGAATTTCCATACTCACGAACTTGGGATATATTAAATACTTATATGCAAGATCATATTGGTCTTGAATATGATATCAATCTAATTAACAAAGATACGTGGGGCAATATCTATAAACCTACGGAAACAACAATTCCATTATTAAATATTGATCCAGTGGATTTACGTAATTCACCAGACTTTACATTATTATACGGTGTTAAAGTCAAAGATTGTAATGTTAGAATACATTATGAAGATAACAGACGTAAAGGAAGAAGCTGGGATATACCATTGACTGATAATAAATTTGTAATGTTTCCATCAACTAATATGTATTACATAACCAATAATCAAAAGGATAGTTTAAATTTCATACAAACTATAACGTATGAATATATATAAAAATTTTTTAGATAAAAAAGATTTTGAAAAATTAAAAGATAAAATAATGGGACAATATATGCCTTGGTATTTTAACGATGGAGTAATATCGTGGGATGACAAAAAATATTTTCAGTTTACTTTTCTTTTTTTAAATAATAGTAAAAAAAACTGTATAGATGAACATTTTAATATATTAGAACCTATTTTACATAAAATAAAATATAAAAAATTAAACAGAATAAAAGCAAATTTATTAACTCAAGATAATAATATTACTGAACACGGAATGCACGCTGATCAGGATAAAGGAACTACAGGAATTTTTTATTTAAATACTTGTAATGGATATACAAAGTTTGAAACTGGTAAAAAAGTATTTAGTGAAGAAAATAAATATGTTGAATTTAATTCAACATTAAAACACACAGGCTCGACTTGTACAGATGAAAAAAGAAGGGTTGTAATAAATTTTAATTACTTATGAATATATCTAATTACTATTGGCATTTTCCTGCTGCACTTACACCAAAGTTTTGTGATGATGTAATAGCTTATGCTAATCAGCAAGAAGAAACAATGGCTAGAACAGGTGGGTATGGAGATAGAAAATTATCTAAAGACGAAGTAAAAGATTTAAAAAGAAAAAGAAACTCTGATCTAGTTTGGTTAAATGATACTTGGATATATAAAGAATTACACCCATACGTTCACGAAGCAAATAGAAATGCAGGTTGGAACTTTGATTGGGAAAGAAGTGAGTCTTGTCAGTTTACAAAATATAAACATAATCAATACTATGATTGGCATTGTGACAGTTGGGATAAACCATATGATCGTAAAGACCCAAACAATCCAGAGCACGGCAGAATTCGAAAACTATCTATGACTTGTCAGCTAACAGATGGTTCAGAATACACAGGTGGTGAATTAGAATTTGATTTTAGAAACTACGATCCACATATGAGAGATGAAGCTAAACATTTAAGAAGAGCAAAAGAGATTTTACCGAAAGGATCTATTATTGTGTTTCCTTCTTTTGTTTGGCATAGAGTTAAACCAGTAACATCAGGCACAAGATATAGTCTTGTTGTTTGGCATTTAGGAAGGCCTTTTAAATAATGTTTATCAATAATTATTTTAATACAACTATCTGGTCAGAACAAAAACCAGAGTTTGTAAAGTCATTAAACAAAGCTTCTAATAAATATATTAAAGAAGCAAGAAACAGAGAAAAGAAATTTATAAAAGAACACGGTGATTTTGGGAGATCATATCACTCAACACCACTTACAGCTGATAATGATTTTTTAGATTTTAGAAATTACATTGGTCAAAAATCTTGGGAATATTTAGATCACCAAGGTTATGATATGTCACAATACACAACTATGTTTAGTGAGATGTGGGTACAAGAGTTTGCTAAAAAAGGTGGTGGTCATCATTCTGCACACGTACATTGGAATCAACACGTATCAGGTTTTTACTTTTTAAAGTGCAGTGATAAAACATCATATCCAATCTTTCACGAACCTAGAACGGGAGCTAGAGCCACTAAATTAAAAATGAAACAAGACTCAAAAGGTGTATGGGGTGGATCAGAATTAATTCACTTTAAACCAACACCAGGTACATTAATTATATTTCCAGGATTTTTAGAACACGAGTTTGCAGTAGATTTTGGTAAAGAGCCTTTTAGATTTATACATTGGAATATAACTGCCGTGCCGAAAGAAATGGCTAAAGATGTTTAGGCATAGTTTTATATACTCTATAGTCGAAGAATTTGTAAAAATAGATAAAGAAATTTTGAATAAAATAAATA